GTTTGGCTGACGACCATTCTGGTATTCCGTCCTATATCTACGGCGACGTCGATGTGAAGGGCGCTGGCCGTACAGCCTCTGGCCTATCCATGCTGATGGGTTCGGCTGGTAAGGGTATTCGTCAGGTCGTCATGCACATCGACAACGACATCACGATGCCAATCGTTGAGCGTCAGTTTATCTACAACATGCGGTACGATGCTGACGAGTCGATCAAGGGTGACGCGCAGGTTATCCCGCGTGGTGCCGTCAATCTGGCTGTCAAAGAGACCGTCAACATGCGCCGCGTCGAGTTCCTCAACGCCACTGGCAACGAGATCGACATGGGCATCATCGGCAAGGATGGTCGCGCAGCCATCCTTCGTGAAATTGCTAAGGGTCTGCAGATGCCGGTCGATGAGATCGTTCCGTCACGCGAACGGCTGGGCATTACCCAGCGTTCTCAGGCTGCGGCTCAAGCGGCTGTACCCCAGCAACCGCAAGGTGCGATGGTGGACCAAGCAGGTAATCCGGCAGGCGGCATGAGTGCCGCCACTGCCAGACCGCAAGGCGGTGGTGCGTGATTCGTCCTACTCCAGAACTTCTTCAGCAATGGGCTTCAATCTCTCGGTCGCATCCAGCTATCCTCGAATGGATTTCTGAGTGGCGTCAGCGGGAGTTGAATCAGCTACCATATGTTGGAGCAGATGCTGTTAACTTGGCCCAAGGGCGTTGCCAAGTGTTGACAGAAATATACAAACTAGTACAAGATGCCCCTGATATGGCAGCAGAATCTCGGAAGAGGTAGCCGCCATTTAACCATACGCACACCGAGAGGAGCGTTCTATGACTATTCCTGAGCAGATTCGCCGCCAGTCTGAGGCTGTGGAGAAGTTCTACAAAGACAAGGGAACCAATTCTGAGACAGTTGAGGCTAAGACCGATGAGACTGGAGCAGAAGGTTCTAAGACTGTAGAAGTTCAGCAAGCCGACAGTGGAGAGAATACTGCAACTGCGCCTACTCCTAACGAGCAAAGGCAGGTAGGCAACAAGGAGAACGAAGAGACTTACGAGAAGCGGTACAAAACGCTTCAGGGTATGTACAACGCGGATACGGTGCGACTTCGTACCGAGAATCAGCAGTTGAATCAGCGACTTACCCAGATGGAGCAGTTGCTTTCTACGCTTTCGGCAGCGCCCGCATCAAGTTCGGGAACCGTCCAGAAGCTAGTGACTGATAAAGACGTTGAAGAATATGGCGACTCCCTCGAAGTCATGCGTCGTGTGACGAAAGAGGAAGTGTCCGCTGCCAACCAGCGGATTGCCGAGCTAGAGCATATGGTTCGCCAGATGCAGGCAAGCGTTCTTCCGCGTGTTGAACAGGTCGCACAAAAGCAAGCGCAATCATCTGAACAGCTATTCTGGTCGGAACTGTCTGCGAATGTCCCCGAATGGAGAGACATCAATGCGGACGAGAACTTCCTGAATTGGCTTACGGAAGTTGATCCTCTGACGGGCGCAACCCGGCAGGTGTACCTTGAAGATGCCCAGAGACATCTGGACGTCCCGCGCGTCGTGAATTTCTTCCGTACTTGGCAGGGTATGAATGGTCGGCAAGTTGCTCAACCACCTCGGAGCGCAGCTTCCGAACTTGATAAACAGGTTTCTCCCGGTCGTAGCCGCAATGGTGGTTCGCCCAGTGGGAATCAGGCCAAAGTGTACGGGCCGGAGGACATCAAAAAGTTCTTCGACGATGTGCGTAAAGGCGTTTATCAGGGCAAAGAGGCTGAACGCGACCGAATTGAACGCGATATTTTCGCCGCACAGCGCGAAAATCGCATAGTCGCAACAGGTTAAGTGGAGCTATTCCATGTCTTATCCGGTCTCTTCGGGCCGTCCGAACTACTCGGGGAACTTTATCCCTGAGATTTGGTCGGGCAAACTGATCCAGAACTTCTACGACGCCACGGTTCTCGCGGCGATCTCTAATACCGATTACGAAGGCGAGATTCGTAATCAGGGTGATACGGTCAACATCCGTACCATTCCGAACATCACGATCCGTGACTACGTCAAGGGTCAGAATCTCGTTGTCGAAAACCCCGACAAGCCGAAACTGCAGCTTGTCATCGACAAGGGCGAGTACTTCGCTTGCGTTGAGGATGACATCGACCGCGTCCAGTCGGACGTCAAGCTGATGGATATGTGGTCCAAAGATGCTTCCGAGCAGATGAAGATCAAGATCGACCAGCGCGTTCTGACCGACATGCTGCCGGACATTGCCGCCACCAACAAGGGCGCGACGGCTGGTGCTGTCTCTGGTGCGTTCAACCTTGGCACGACCGGCGCTCCGCTGACGGTCACCAAGGACGGCGCTACCTCCACGACTTCGGTTACGGACCTTGTCGTTGACATGGGTACCGTTCTCGACGAGGCGAACTGCCCGGAACAGAACCGCTTCCTTATCATCCCGGCTCGTATGGCTGGCTTGATTAAGAAGTCGGAACTGAAGGATGCTTCGCTCACGGGCGACAGCCAGTCCATTGTCCGCAATGGCCGTCTCGGCATGATTGATCGTTTCACGATCTACGTCAGCCACAATCTGAAAGTGACGTCCAGCACGAAGTACCACATCATTGCTGGTACTAAGATGGGCCTGACCTTCGCTTCTCAGATGACTGAGATGGAGACCATTCGTTCGGAGACGACGTTCGGTGACATCGTTCGTGGCCTGCAGGTGTATGGCTACAAGGTTGTCAAGCCGGAAGCGCTTGTCGAATCCGTCATCAGCTTCTCGTAAGGAGGACTATAAATGGCTACTTATACGGACTCCTACGGGTTCAATAAAGGAACGGCTGCGTTCCCGGCTTATGGCGACACCCGCATTTCGTACATCGAAGTCGAACTCGACTTCGCTGCGATTGTGGCTGCTCGTTCGGCTGCTAGCGCCACGGCGCTGGCTGCGGCTGACATTCTTCAGGTCATACAGGTTCCGGCCAATGCCGTGATTCTGCACGCTGGCTTTGAAGTCACGAAGGTCGAATCGACCAACACGACGGCTACCTTTGACCTTGGTTTCACGGGCGGTTCGCCTGCTGCCGCCAATGCCTTTGGTAACGACGTTGCGTCGAACGCCCTTGCTTGGTCGTGGGCTGCTGGTACCGGTCTGGCGAATCCGATCATCGTCGGTACGTCGAACGATACCATCGACCTGCTGATTAACACGGCTGCGCCTACGGACTGCGTCCTCCGCTGCTTCGCGGTTGTTCTTAACCCGAACTGATCGTAGGGGCTTCGGCCCCTACTTTCTCATAGGAGGATTCAATGTCTGTTTATGACGGCGTAACTCATTCCCGTCTTAAGGCGATCAACCTTGAGGCTGACAATGCGACGTTGACGACGGCGACCATTACGAATCCCCGGTTTACTGGGGTTGTTCTGAATGTTCGCAAGCGTCTGACGATTGCGCAGGTTAATGCTGGCGTCGAACTCGTTGCGGCGGTCAGCGGCAAGTCCATTCGTATGGTCAATTGTAAAGCCATTGCGGTTGGTGGCGCTGCTGGTGCGGTCACGACGGTCGATGTCACTGGTACTTCGTCCACTTCGCGTAAGCTCGTTGCTTTTGCTCAGGCCAGCCTGACGCAGAGCACTGTTCTTACCGCTGGTGGCTCGGGTGCTGCTGTTCTCGCTGACGGTGCGTCTTACACGGCGAACGACGCCGGTACGGCGATCAACGTGAGCAAGACCGGTTCTAGCGTCACGACGGCTACTCATATTGACGTTATCTTTGATTACGTCCTTGAGTAATTGGTAGGGGGCTTAGCCCCCTATCTTTCTTTTTAGAGGGCCGGACATGCCATCAAATCTTACCGGTAGTAAGATCAATGAGACTTACTCCCAGTTATTGCATATTGACGGTGGCCCTGCGGCTACCGAGAAAGCCGTTCTTAGCGGTACAGGCGTTGCGACTGCCCTCAATCTTGGCATTAACTCAGCGTCTATTGGTAATATTCGCATCAGCGGCAACTCCGTTTCTGCACTCAGCGGTAACGTCGAGATAGCCAATGCCGCCATCTCGGGTGGCTCAATCACA